ATATACTTCAAATCATTAATGATTTATGATTTCATTAATGATTTATGAAAAAATTGATTTGAAAGAAATCATTAATGATTTACCCATATACAAAATGGCGGAAGCAAAGCGAGAAGAAGCGTTGAATATTCAAAACCGACAAGATTTTACATCATTATTGGTAGATTTATTGGAATTGGTAGAAGAATTGGGGGCAAACTCCCAGCAATATAAGGACGCTTGTGATATTGCTAAAAAATTAAATGATTTAAGGTCTAAAATCCAAACAACAAAAACATATATTTATTTATACAGAACAAGAAATTATCGCCAAAGACTACCCACAACCGAACATAACAGAATATTAGCAGTCTGTAATCGTTGTGGAAGACAAGTTGCCCCCCACAATTTGGAAGCACATAAGAAAAGAGCGATATGCGTAGAAATATTTAATGAGCGTAAATTAACAGCAGATAGAGGAAAAATAAATGCTGTTTTCGTATTGCGTCATTATGTAAAACCAGTAGAAATCATCTCTAACTGGTGGATTAAAAATAAAAAATAATTAATTAATTAAATAAAACAATCAATTATTCATTAAGTTTATGTTGGTCGCGTTTCTTATTCCATATATCAATTAAATCTTTAACCGTATATTCATCAATTTCTTTGACTAATACAATTCTACTATATTCCAAATAACTTTCATCAACATTCTTAACAATCTCATAACATTTTTTAAATACTGCCTCTGTTGTTTCTCTTTTGCCGTCCATAATCCAATAATCATTATAACTTTGAAGGAAATATTCATCATCATCAACAGAATAATAATGAATACACCATCTTGGAAATGCGGTGATTTCATCACTACCTTTAATAGCATCATCAATATTAGCGAGTAAATCACTATCGGTCATTTTTATGGTTAAGATGTAAATATTCTTATCCATAAAACTCATTTCAATTTTTTTGATAAATATAAAAAGAAAAATAATTCTTGTTTATGTGGATTAGTCATTTAGTAGAGATAATATAAGTTTATGAGGTATTCTATATCGTTCATTTATGTTATTACCACCACCTTTTATATAAGTATATATATCATCAAAATCTTTATATTTAATGCGTTGTTCTTTTGATTTTACTTTAATAATTTTCTCCCCATCTTTTACCATCTTATTACCCCCAAAATTAACCTTATGAATATTTGTGTTAGGAATTAGATTATCGCAATCATTTTTACATAACAAAGGAATAAAGTTTTGTTTATTAGTCCATATTCTCGTTCTTTTTTTATATCCCCAATTAGAATACTTACAATAATCTACATCATAAAAAGGTCGGTCTATATATTCTTTCATACGACCCGATTGTGGATTTTCAATAAACCATAATTTAGGTTTAAAATAATCAATAATTTCTTCAGTTTTACTAAGAATTGGAAGTCCAATTTCATCAATATCTTTTTGTAATAATTCCTTGGAGCATATTTCGCCATTATGAGCTTTTAATTTTCTTCCAATCCAAGTAAGTCTTAAATGACTAAATGTATCACAAGGAGGAGAAGCCCATATAATATCAAATTCACCAATAGAATATTGTTTATAATCCCAATCTAAAATATTTATATTAATATCCGCACCTTTCAAGTCAAGAGAAATAACATCATAACCAAGTTCTTTACATACCTTACCAACTGACCCAGTCCCACTAAATAATTCCAATACACGCATAATATATTTACATTTGATTTTTATAATATAATCTCTCCACATATTAGATGGAAGTCGTAGATTTAACCAAACTACAACCTACAGATGAAGTTGTAATAGATTTAGTTGAGGATAGAATTGAAATATTTGAAGTAATTAAAAAGAAAATTACTACAAATAAAATACCAAAAAATATTAAATTGCGTCTTTAAATTGTTTTTTATTTCGTTCTTTAAGTTGTTTTCATAAATATATTATAATGTAAAATCTAAATCAAATGTAGAATCATCTCTTCCTTTATTCGCTAACGCATATTCACCAACCCTTTTTTCAAAGAAATTTGTTTTTCCTTCAATTGAAATCATTTCCATAAAATCAAATGGATTTATAGCATTGTAAATCTTATCACAACCCAATTGTAAGGCAAGTCTATCAGCAATAAATTCAATATATTCACACATAGATTTAGAGTTCATTCCAACTAACCTACAAGGCAAAGCTTCACATATAAACTCCTTTTCAATTTCAACTGCTTCTTTAATAATTTCACATATTTTCTTTTTATTTGGCTTCTTTGTTAATTTATTAAATAATAATACAGCAAATTCTGTGTGTAAAGCTTCATCTCTTGAAATAAGTTCGTTGGAGAATGTTAATCCAGGCATTAAACCTCTTTTTTTCAACCAATAAATAGAGCAAAATGCTCCTGAAAAGAATATTCCTTCAACACAAGCAAAAGCAATTAATCTCACCGCAAATGACGTTCTTTTATCATTTATCCATTTAATAGCCCAATCTGCTTTCTTTTTTATACATTCAAAGTTTTTTAAAGCTTCAAATAATCTTTGCTTTTCATATTTATCTTTTATATAAGTATCAATTAGCAGACTATATGTTTCGCTGTGTATATTTTCCATAGCAATTTGAAATCCGTAGAATGCTCTTGCTTCTGCTATTTGGATTTCACTCATAAATCGCACAGCAAGATTTTCAAGAACTATACCATCACTTGCTGAGAAAAATGCTAATATCATCTTAATGAAATACTTTTCATCTTCATTAAGATTATTCCACTGTGTTAAATCCTTTGATAGGTCAATCTCCTCTGCTCTCCAAAAACATTCAACTTGTTTTTTATACATAGACCATATATCGTCATATTCTATTGGAAACATAACATAACGATTATCGTTTTCTGCTAAAATAGGTTCTGCGGACATATTATTTGGTTAGATATTTAATAGGCAATTAAATAAAGAAAAAAAATTCTGTATTATTTGCCCCTTCTTTCTCGTTGTTTTAAAAAGTGAAGAATTCCTCTATCTCTAATTTCATATAACGTCCCTAAATTGTCTCGTAATGTGCTATACATTTCTCCAACTCTTCTAATGGAAGTTCTTAATCTCTGTAAATTACGCTGTTGTCTTCTATTTAATTCTCTCATATCAGCTTCAGCGTAATTATTAATTTCATCAATTGCTGTTGCTGTATCAGCATTAATCCGTTCTAACATATCTTCTATTTGCTCCCCTCCCCTTCGTCTTGATAAAACATCTCGTATAGCTCTTAATATTTCGTTGTGTTGGTCTAAAGTGTCTTTAACGTCATCATCATCATTTAAATCATCAAAATCTCTGTCTGCTCTATCTTCCGCCATTTTATATATAAATATATTATTTACCTTTTATTTTATTGTATTCTTGTTTCGTTTTGGGGTCAATCAAAACATCTCTATAAGACCGTTTAGTGCGTTTAACTTTTTGTTGTATAAAACGTATCCAAGGATTATTACTTTTTTTATTCGTTCTTTTTTTTCTCGCACCTTCTCCTTCTAATCTTCGTTGTTCTTCTTCTTCTGCTATATCTGCTCTTGTAGCCAATTGTATAGAGCCATCAGGATTTTTTACACCCAAACGTTTTGGAGCAGTTGATGGAGCAGTTGATGGAGCAAATAGTGGTGGTAGTTCAGGATAATTATCAATAAGATATTCAAATTGTCGTTGAGGGTCTCCAATACCGTCATATATCTCATATATTAATGTAAATATTTCAGTCCATACGTCTTTATACATAGGAAAATGTTCGTATCCATAATCTAATAACTTCAATTTTTTTTCTTTTAATCTTTCTCTATCATAACTACTATAACCAATTTCTCCACTTTCTATATCTTCAATTATATCACTATATATTTTCTCATATATTTGTTTTGCTCTACCCAAAGGAATAAAATTCCTATCTTCCGCCATTTTATATATATATAAACATATTATTTACCTATAATATTATATGTAATTCCAGTTGCTATATCGTCCATACTAATACCACTACCAATAATTTTTTTTATTCTTTTATTATATTCATTCAAATCTAAATCACTTGATAATAATCTTAAAACAGCCAATCTACCACAAGTATTTACAGACGGGTTCATTTTTTGATGTTTGTGGCTATTGTATATCATTTTATACCCACTGTTTTTTATCAAAACAATTAATAAATTCATATCTGGATTTAAACCCTTTTTAGCATTTAATTTATTTTCAAAATCTAATGGGTGGTTACCATATGGGTCGTAAATTTCTATTGTATTTCCCTTTCTTAAAATACTTACCCAGTGCCCTGTTGTTTCGTTTTCTGTTAGATATAACATAATAGCTTTACCATTATTATCCAATAATTCATCAATATTTCTAACATTATTTAATTCTTTTGTTGTAAATATATTTGTTGGTTGTATATTGAGAGATTTAAATAAATCTGTTATGTCGTTATTACCTAATGAGTGGCTTTTTAATTGTTCTATTTCTAATTTATTCATTATAATTATATAGAGAATAAATTACAATCCAAACATTTTATCTATTTTTTTGAATAAATAATATTGTTGGTTATACGCTTTAAGTTTATCTTTATTTTTTTGTTGATATTCTTTATATTTATCTTTATTACAATCTCTATATTCTTTACATTGTTGTAATCTTTTATCTTTATTGTCATCATAATATTGTTTCTGTTGTTCTGCTATTTTATCTTTATTACACTCTCTATATTCTTTCTTTTGTTGTGATATTTTATCCTTATTTTTTTGATTATATTCTTTCATATGTTGTGAATGTTTTTCTTTATTGTTCTCATAATATTCTTT